CAAGCACAAAATCAACATCCCAACGCCCATTATGGCAGGTGTCAGAACACCCATACGTCAATTTGCATCTTGTGTTCTGGTTGATTCTGACGATACCCTCGATAGTATCTTTAGCTCTGATATGGCTATTGGGAAATACGTTGCACAAAGGGCTGGTATCGGCATTAACGCTGGAAGAATCAGAGGAATCAACTCTAGAATCAGAGGTGGAGAGGTTCAGCACACAGGTGTTGTACCCTTCCTTAAAAAATTTGAGTCTACTGTCAGATGTTGTACGCAGAACGGGATCCGTGGCGGCTCAGCAACTGTCCACTTTCCGATCTGGCATCAAGAAATCCAAGACATCCTCGTCCTCAAAAACAACAAAGGAACCGAAGACAACAGAGTCAGAAAGTTAGACTATTCTATACAACTAAGCAAGTTATTTTATGAAAGGTTTATTACAAGTGAGGACATTAGTTTATTTTCCCCTCACGATGTTCCTGGTCTTTATGATGCTTTCGGAACTGAGCGTTTTGACGAACTCTACAGACAGTATGAGTCCGATGAGACCATCTCTAGAAAGACTATCCCTGCCCAAGAATTAATCCTTGCACTCTTAAAGGAGAGAGCAGAGACAGGACGTATCTATATCATGAATATAGATCACTGTAACGAGCACTCTTCATTCAAGGACAAGGTTAACATGAGTAACCTATGTCAGGAGATCACACTACCTACAGATCCTATTCAGCACATTGATGATGCTGATGGTGAGATAGCATTGTGTATATTATCTGCTGTTAACGTAGGTAAACTACGTAACCTTGATGAGATGGAAGAACTCTGTGACCTTGCTGTACGAGGTCTGGAGGAGTTGATTGACTATCAGGATTATCCAGTAGAGGCAGCACGAAAGAGTACCCTTGCAAGGCGTTCTCTAGGTGTTGGATTCATTGGTCTAGCACACTATCTTGCTAAGAATGGTGTGAAGTATGATGACCCTGCTGCATGGCAGTTAGTTCATGACTTGACTGAGCATTTCCAATACTATCTACTGAAATCATCTAACCAGATTGCTAAGGACAAAGGACCATGTGAATATTTTGAACGTACTAAGTATTCTGATGGTACTTTGCCTATAGATACTTACAAGAAGGACGTAGATGAACTGGTTCAAAACAAACTTAACTGTGACTGGGAAGGACTTAGAGGATCCATCATTATGCATGGACTTAGACACTCTACCTTATCAGCACAGATGCCAAGTGAAAGTAGTTCCGTTGTGTCAAATGCGACAAATGGAATTGAACCACCAAGAGATTATCTCTCGGTCAAGAAGTCTAAGAAAGGACCACTTAAACAAGTTGTTCCTCAAGTTGCATCCCTTAAGAACAATTATACGTTGCTCTGGGATATGCCTAGCAATACTGGGTATATTAATATTGTTGCAGTTATGCAGAAGTTCTTTGATCAAGCAATTTCTGGAAACTGGTCCTATAATCCAGAGCATTTCGAAAATTCTGAAGTACCTACTTCGGTGATGGCACAAGACCTTCTTACCACATACAAGTATGGTTGGAAGACTTCTTACTATCAGAATACATATGATTCTAAGAAGGAGGTTGATGAACCAACACATCCTATCGGTTGGAAGGATGATCTACCAGAAGAAAAACAAACCATGTCGGGTTTGTTAGACGATATTTTTGCAACAGAGGAGAGTGACTGTGATGCCTGTGCCATCTGATATAAAAGGGATGACCGTCTTCAATTTACAGAAGAACGATACCACCAAAGGACAGATGTTCTTTGGTCCTCCACTAGGAGTCCAGCGATACGATAAGTTTAAGTATCCTATATTTGATAAGTTAACACAGACACAGTTAGGTTTCTTTTGGAGACCAGAAGAAGTATCATTACAAAAAGACAGAGCAGATTATCCTACATTAAATGCAGCACAGAAACACATATTTACTAGCAATCTCAAGTATCAAATCCTCTTGGACAGTGTACAAGGTCGTGCTCCTGGCATGGCTTTCGCTCCATACTGTTCACTACCTGAGCTTGAAGGTTGCATGAATATATGGCAGACTATGGAGATGATTCATAGTAGGTCATACACTCACATCATTAAGAATGTATACGCAGATCCATCGGAGGTCTTCGATACTATACTAGACGACGAAAAGATTATTGCACGTGCTCAGTCAGTGACTAAAGCATACGATGAGTTCATCAACTATGCTCATGAGTACGATCAAAGTAACCATTGGAAACCAGACTGGAAAGAACATCCAAATGCTGAGTGGACATTGAGAGATTTAAAACGTAAACTTTATAGGGCAGTAGCAAATGTTTATATACTGGAAGGTGTTCGGTTTTATGTATCTTTCGCTTGTAGTTTTGCTTTTGGGGAACTCAAGCTCTTGGAGGGATCTGCAAAAATCATATCACTCATCGCCAGAGATGAATCGCAGCACATGGCCGTCACGCAGAACATTCTTAATAAATGGAAGGAGGGAGATGATCCAGAGATGATTGAGATTGCTCTGGAAGAAGAGGAGAATGTCTATGAGATGTTCAGACAGTGTGTAGCAGAAGAGAAGGAGTGGGCAGAGTATTTGTTTAAGGATGGTTCAATCATTGGATTGAATGACAAACTTCTACAGAACTATGTTGAGTGGACTGCTAACCGTAGACTAAAGTCTATGGGTCTTAAAGCAATCTTTGATATTCCTTTGGCAAACAATCCATTACCATGGACTGCACACTGGTTATCCTCTAAGGGTATGCAGGTAGCACCACAAGAGACAGAGGTCGAGAGCTATGTTGTGGGTAGCATCAAACAAGATGTTAAGAAAGATACTTTCGCTGGTTTTAAATTATGATAGATCCTAGTATAGTAGTTACAAGAGATAGAGCACGTCCTGGACAGGAGCAACCAGAGTTTCATCAGGGTGATGATATAAGAACAGTTCAACTAAGACAGGGAGGTGATTGGGTTGGTTATGACTTTGAGAATCCACCTATCTTTTCAGAGTTTGCACCTGAGTGGAAGTATACTATAGGTAAGAAGTTAATAGATCTAGACCTTGATGTATTAACAGAACTCTTATTAAAGAAAGAGAGAGAACTTGTTGATAAGTATCCTGCTGCCAGTGATGGTAGTACTATGTTGGGACCAAAGAGTGTTACTTCTAGGTTCCAATATTTTAATGTTATGGATAAGGAGACATGGGACTATGATATCATACACAAACTCCGTAAAGAGATTAAGAAGTTTCATAAACAATATGTGAAAAGTATTTTTGGAAACGATCATATAGTCCCTCGTACTCGTATTAGATGTTGGTTCAACGTCATGAGGAAGGGTGAGAAGATTCAAAAACATTATCATTCTGCACATGGATACACATATATGGGAGGTCACTTCACTGTTAAGTGTGGTGATAGTTCTACGATATATGTCTGTCCATTTGAGCATGACAAACCATTTGAATTAAAGAACGAAGCAGGTAGTATAACTCTGTTTCCAAATTACATACCACATTATACAACAAGACATAAGACAGATGAACCTAGAATAACTATGGCGTTTGATCTTACCTTGTTGAATAATGTAGTACAGTTTGATACTGATGCAAAACAACTGCCAATATTATGAGAACACAGAATAAAGAGAACTACTATTACATCTTCTGGGTCATTGCAATGGTGGCCTTTATTATACCACAAGTATTTACTGCATACTATGTGCAGAGTGTACTGCAACAGTTAAAAGAACCGATAAAGATAGAGATGATAAATGGAAAATGAAAAAGATTGTACTGATGAATTGATGGAATGTACTACTGATTGTGATATCAATGATAAAGAATGTCGTGACGATTGTGTTGAAGAATACAATGAGTGTGTCATTCCAGATTGGAGAGAGGAGTACAAAGCATATACCTCTAGTAAATATGAGTTAGATCTACTGGAGAATGGACCTAAAAGTCTATCACAATCATGGATGATGGGTGCTCTACATAATAAGTGGAAGAAGATTAAAGGGATCAAGGATCCTGAACCACCTGATGTATCATCATCCCTAAAGGAGTGGGAACAAAGCATAAAAAAATATGAGTAAACAAATTATATCATTCGCATATCATCAAGGTGATGTCAAAGAAACCCTCGCAGTCAGTAAGGATGAGGGCAACAGAAACATGATGATCTTTGATTGTCCTGAACCACAAACTCCTTTCGCACCACCAAAACAACAGTGGTGTGTCTTTGAAAGTGTAGGTTGGGACTTAGATATGGATGTACTAAGAGACTTCTTTTTATCTAAGGAACAATTCATACGTGATATAGCAACACCAGAACCTGATGTCGCACCTCAAGCACCAAGCTTGACACAGAGGTTAAGAAAGTATAATATATTCATGTGGGAGGATGAATGTTCCGAACTTATTAAGTTACGTAAGTGCATTAAAAGATTCCATAAAGAATATATCAGAACTGTCTTTGAAGATCCCAATAGAAAATGGGATGGAAAGAGAATGATGATACGTTCTTGGTTTAATATTTTAAGAAGGGGTGAGCAGATTGGAAACCATATCCATTCTACACATCCACATTCATACCTCGCAGGGAATATGGTTATAACCTGTGACGAATCACAAACTATATACTGCCATCCATTATATCAACTTGAGGATGGTTATAAGTATTATAGTAACAACAAACCAGGTACAATATCATTATTTCCAGGTACAGTACCACACTTTACCTCAGTGCATCAAACTGATACACCTAGAATTACTCTCGGTTGGGATCTAACTACACTCAATGATCCTGGCTCTATATTATACCCACTATGACTAAGAATCAAACAATTAAATTTACTATCAAACAAGACGGTACTGTACATGAAGAAGTGCAGGGTGTTGTTGGTGATGAGTGTGAGACACTTACTAGGGAGATAGAACAAGCCTTAGGTGAGATCTCTGGACGTAAGCATAAACCAGAATACTATAAAAACAATGTCACACTTCAGCACAATCAAGACAACAATCAAGAACAAACCACAACTGATTGAAGCATTAGAACTTCTACAGTATGACGTAGAAGAGAATATTAAATTAGAAAATCCACTTGACCATGAACACAAACAATGGCAGGTGGATATTGCTGTAGGTGATGACATTGGATTCCGTCTTAATAAAGATGGTGTGTATGAACTTGTTACAGATCTTCAAACATGGAAGCAACCCATACCACCCAAGAGATTCATTGAAAAAGTTACACAACAGTATGCTAGGATGACTGTTCACAATACAGTTAAGGACTTAGGTTTTGAGGTTCAGGAAGAGTGGGAGATGGATGATAATAGTATTGAACTTACAGTCACACGTTGGGTTTAGGAATATAAAAATATTATAAAGTACACTATATAATATGCGTAGCCTTTTAGTGCAAGGGTTACAAAACCCCAATGGATTGGGATATTGAACTAGAGAATCAACGACTACAAGATATGATTATTGTTTACGAAGAACATATCGAGGTACTAGAAAAAGAGAATAAGACTCTTAAAGATGAGGTTCTTTTCCTGAAGCAACAACTTGAGTATAAAACTTTAGGTCTCCCAGAAGGGAATATAAATATTGATGAATAGATTATAATGGGTATGTGGAAAAAGATAACCAAACTTCAGAAGGAAGTTATGAGAACCCCTGGACCTATCAGGGTTCAACTTTTACTTCTGCTGACATTGACGGCTTCTTCGGTTACGTCTACAGGATTACTAATATCAAGTCGGGTAAGGAATACATCGGACGTAAATATTTCTGGTCAAAACGTAAACCTAGAGGTGGTAAGAGAAGGGTTACGTCTGAGAGTGATTGGAAAAGATACTACGGAAGCTCTGAAGAACTTAAAGCAGATAGAAGATTACTTGGGAACGAATGTTTCAAGCGAGAGATCCTATCGCTCCACACAACCCCAGGCCGCACCAATTATGCAGAGACCAAGCAACTCTTTCTAAACAATGTGTTGCAGGAAACTCTGGATGATGGTTCGCCAAAGTATTACAACAGTAACATTCTAGGACGTTACTACAGGAAAGATTATTTCAAAGAAGAATGACAGGCGTTAAATGTCTTGCTTGTGGCAAAGAATTATTTGCCAACAAAGTACAGTTTGTATGTTGTGGTTGTCCTAATATGACATCACTACATGGAGATACTGTGTCTGCAAATAATATGTCTCAAGTTGAATTATTACATTATAATAAGAATGTTAAGAAATCATCACTTTTCTCTCCTGATGACCTAAAATACCAAGAGGCTCGCCGTAATAGGAAAGTCCGTAAAATGACCTTTGAAGAGAGATGATTAACCTAGAAGAAAAGTTTGGATCCTATATCAATAGTAGCAAGACCTTTAGAATTGATGGTGTGAATGAACCAGTCACAGGATATGGATATAATTGTGATGGTTCGGACATCATTGGTTACTGGGTTAACACAAGAAACTATAAACTGTACTATAATATGAATGAACAGTTCTTAAAAATGGAACCCTTGATGGAACACAGTAAAATATGAAAATCTTTTTAGACACCGCAGAGGTGGATCAAATCATCGATGGGTATAAGACTGGTCTGGTTGATGGTGTTACCACCAACCCTACCCTTATACTCAGGTCAGGTAGACAGCAGAGTGATGTGATAGAAGAGATCTATCAAGCATGTCCTAACCTTGAGTCTATATCTGCTGAGGTAGTAGCAAATACTGCTGAAGAGATGGTAGAACAAGCACAACCTTACATTGATCTTAGCAGTAATGTTACGATCAAAGTACCATGTACTCGTGAAGGGTTGAAAGCATGCTATGAATTGAGTAAGGATGATGTGCTTACCAATGTAACTCTAGTCTTCTCAGTGGCACAGGCAATCCTTGCTGCTAAAGCAGGTGCATCATATGTTTCACCATTCGTAGGAAGAGTGGATGATAACTCATTTGGTGGTCTCTGTTTGGTAAAAGATATCGCTAATACATATAAGATGCACGGCGTAGAGACACAAATCCTTGCTGCTTCTATTAGAAATGTCAGGGATGTAGGTAGAGCCTTTGAGTATGGTGCTAACGTATGTACGTTGCCAGTCAAAGTGTTCGACAAGATGTATGATCACATCTTAACAGAGAAAGGTCTAGAACTTTTCGATAAAGATTACGCTGCTGCTTGTAAATCCTAATACAAGTCTATGATCTTTACAATCTATTCCAAACCAGGCTGCCCCTACTGTGAAAAGTTTGTGGCAGTTTGTCAATTAGAAGACCTTAAGCATGTCGTTTATGAATTAGACGATGACTTTACGAAGACTCAATTTGAGATGGAGTTTGGTGGTGACGCTAAGTTTCCACAAGTAGTACTTGATATGGACGGTGAGCGACTTCGCTTAGGTGGATGTCGTGATTCTATTGAGTACATGCAAAAAGAGAACATTTGTTGTGTGGTATAAAGCAATGATTGAATTAGATGAAGCTGAATTTCAGAAGGATGTTGACAAATGGCAACAGAAAGCTGAGGAAGGTGAAGTAGTGTTGATAAAAAAACCAAATGGTGCTACAATATTGATGGTCCCA